GCTTTTCAAAGGTCGCAAGATGCACAGTCACCTGCGCCAGCTCCTGCTGCTTTAAACGCAGCGCGGTTTTGGCGCGGTGGAACCAGGCAGCATCAAGCGTCTTCTTCTCCGTTTGCCGCCGGATGTCAGTCGTTGCGATCTGAATACGAATGGAAGCAATCTCGCCTTGCAGCGCCGCCATTCGCTCCCGACAGCCCTGCGCAGAGTCCGGCAGGTGAACCGGCTCAAGCGCGTGTTGATGCAATGTGAAGTGTTCGTGCATGCAGTGGGACCTCAGGCTTGGCGCTTCCAGGGCAGTCCGTTGGCAGCAGGCGTTGCTGTAGCAACGGCAGGACGCGCTGGCGGGTTGGCTGGACCAGTGCTGAATGTGGGGGCGTTTGCAGCCTGACCGCTGCGAGGCAGGTAGCGGACCGAGTTGCTCTCGCCGTACATGCCCTTCGGGGGGCGCACACGCACATCAGCAATCAATGGAATGAGGTGCAACTGCTCCGAATTGCTGACCTGCAACTTGCCAACGGCACGGCAGATAGATGACAGCGTGCGCTGTGCGATTTGCACAGCATCTGCATTGGCATTGATGAGGTTCAGGCGATCAAAGAGCTTGCGGCCTGCGTACTGCCCCTCAATGACATCCACCTCAAGGTAGAGGTACTGGCCCATGCCGTCTTTGGTTGCACGCATTTCGCTGGCAACGATTTGGGCCAGGTATTTGCCGGGGGGCAGGACGTCGTAGCCGCTGCTGGGTTCAATTGAGGATGCGTCGAAAGTTTGTCCGAATGAAGCCATGGTGATTTCTCCTATTTCAATTTCAGGTGGTGGGGTTGGTGGGGGTGACTGGGTTGGCGATCAACATGGGCTTGATCACATCGGGCATGGCCTGGGCAAAGGACTGCCAGTCCAGTGGCAGGGTCTCGGGAAGGCCATAGCGGTTCTTGGCCAAAAAGGCTGGGCGCTCGGCGGTGTGAATCACCCGCTCGCCCGAGCCCATGGCGCGGTTTACTTTTTTGTTGAAGCCGACATCGGCCTTCACGGTGGAGATGCGGTAGTTGGCAAACAGCACGATGTCGGAGTGCTCTTGCATCAGCGCCGCTGCGCGGGTGTGCAACTTGATGACGTACCGGTCGTAGGGGTCGTGCTCAGGCGAGTCAAAACGCTTGATGTCGGTGTGCGCGATTTGCACAACAGTCATGCCACGGTCGTCACGCAGGGCGTTCAGGCCGTCGATGTACTGACGCCACAGGCTCAAAGCGGCCACGTAGCCTTTGCCGTACCCGGCGTCTTCAATCGATCCCCAGCCGTTGTCGCGGCAGGCCTTGCCCCAAACCAAGGGTTCAAGCCAGTCCACGCTGTCGATCACCACGGTTTTGAAGTCATGGTCTTCGGTGTACAGCGAGGCCAGTGACTCAAGGACTTCCTCAAACGTGCGTGCAAGCGGAAAGCTAGCTGCCGGAATTGTTCCCAGACCGTCTTCCGTTTGCACGAACACAGGTTTGCTGGCTTCTGCGGCGAAGGTAGTTTTACCAACGCCTGCAACACCGTGAATCAGAATGCGGGGTGGCTTGGGCGTATTGGCGCGGGTGAGTTGTGCAAGTGAAATGGCCATCACACACCCCCACCAAAGTGACTGTCGTTGGCAGCGTCGGGGATTTCTCCGGTCTTGATCTGCTCGAGCTTGTAGCTGGGCTTGCCCGTTTTGAGCGTGCGTGCAGGTTCGAACAGATCGCGGATGCCGGGTGGCCAGGCGTTGTACTTGGACTCGGCGACTTTGATTTCGATACCAACGTAGTTTTCTGGGTCTTCACCCCATTTACGCAAAGCTTCCACGGCTTCTTTGAGTTTGACCTGGTCGTACTCTGGGCGCTTTGGCAAATCAGCGACCACCAAGTAGCCGTCGACCTCAAAGCGCACCGTGCCGGTGGACTTGCCAGCCTCTTGGCGAAGCTGCTGGGCATGCCCGCCCAATCGGTTGTGCAAGGTGGACTGCAATGCGTTGAGGTACAACGCAGCTGTGTCTTTGGCAGCGGTGACCTGCTTGATCATCCGGTCAAGGTCTGGCAGAGGGAGCTTGTCGAGCTCATTCATGTAAAGCTGGCCTATTTCATCCAGCACGTCGGGTTCGGCAGTCATGGGTTCTCTTTCTTTCAGTGGTGCTTGCGGTTACTGGGAGCCATCTGCGCGATGCGCAGCTGGGTACGGATTTCGGGTGGCTTCAGAGGGGAGCTGGAGCGCATGGCCATGTAGCGGTAGTGGTCGTCGTCCACCTTTTGGCTAAACAAGTGCACCAGACCAAGTTCGCATGCGATCCAGGCACGACGGGCAACGGAGTGAATCCGGGCTCGGTCTTTGGTGGACAGGTCACTGCTGATCTCTGAGCGGTCACGCAGCAGCAGGCCCTCGTGGTACTGGATGCAGTGCCCGACCTGTGCACTGGCAACCCAGTCGCACAAAATGGCTTCGGTGACATCCACACAAGGGGTATAAAAAGGCCTTGATCCGCGCTCGGAGTCACCGTAGCTTTGAAAGCTCGGCAATCCCTGGAATTCACTCAATTTGATGTTTAGCGGCAAAGCGTTCTCCGATGAAATTTGTTGGTCACGCTCATTCATACGGGTTGACATGCTTTTTTTTCTCAGCTCACTCATGCTGCTGCCTTCATGCCAAACATCCGAAGGTGCATTTGCAACTCCTTGAGGCGGCGGTAAAACGTAGCCGTTGAGATACCTGACGCTTTGCACGCGCTCGCTGTATCTTGATGAGTAGCTAACAGATCAAGCAGACGCCCCTGCTCAGGAGTCATAAATGCAATTGCTGCATTCAGGTCGTGCAATGTGTCACTGTCCGCAAATAGGTCCTGATCGTTACCCCATGTTTGCGAACAGCCCTCCCAAAGGGCCTCAATGCCTGGTTGAAACTGGGAGTCATTGGCTGCTTCAGCCTGTGGCGGAAGAAACTCCAACGACTTGCGGTCATGGGTAAGCTTGCCAGCGATGTCAGCAGCAAGGTGCTGAGAGACCGCACCAGTAAAGGTGTTTGCTGTTGATTTGGCAGGGTCAAATTTTGGTGCTCTTTCGAGCAGCCCCAGCAAAATTTCCTGATTTACATCCTCGAATTCGCTGCCGGACAAGCGAAAGGATTTTTTGAGCGAAGAAGCCCTGACACCAGCAGCCCTGATGGCTGCGGCGACATAGTTCTGATCAAATTTTTGTGCGGTGTTTTCCATGTGTGCGCTTTCGTTTAAGAAGTGCGCTCATCATCGAAAAACCCGCTAAATATCGCGAGACCTCAGCCTCCCCAATGCAGGGAGCTAGGTGGGCAAACGAGGGGGTTGGGATACCCTGTTTACCGTGTTTGGGTACCCCAACGCGGTACTTTTAGAAGTACTGGTTCAGCTGGAAAGTGTTTTTTTATGAGCCGAGATCCATTTCTCGATGGTCTCTGGCGAAAATTCCTGCAAGCTTTGTTTATAGCGCTGATCAACCAGCCATGCCCAGAGTGCGGCGGCTGCTTTTGCAATGCTTTTCTTCTGAAGGGAAACGTCCGCATCCCATTGGGCTAAAACTGCAGCACGGGACTTATTTCGTTCTTTCAAGCTCTCGTCCTTCCCCAGTTGTCCCCACTTTTTTTGTTTTTCTTTGTTCTCGTTGTGCATTACTGTCAACTGGGCTTTGACCTGCTCCTCAACAATCAAAACATCCTTTTTATGTGCTTTCTCAAGGGACGTTCGCATCGTTTTTTCAATTCTGGCAATGCGTTTTAATGACTCGGCATAAGTCACTACTTCCATCGCCTCGATCAACTGTGAACCAAATCTAGAAACTTCATGCGGTTCATAATTCTTGGTGAGGCGCTTGACCGATTTCATTTTTTTAATGTCAAAGGTGTTCTCGAGCGCGTCAAGGTAAGTGCCAATCATTGACAGCGCCATCGCAGCGAAATACTCGTAATCTTTTGCGTCCGGTAAATCTGGAGCATGCAAGATGTCCATGGACTCAAAAACCTCCTTGGCTGCTTCGAGGGGCTCAGTGTTATCAGAATTTCTGATATCAAACTCATCGTGCGCCTCTGACTTTACTTCCCAGTTGTTTCCATCTTCATCCGAGTCAAGTAGGTCATAGCGTTTTTCGTCCTTGAGCATCTGGATTGAGTTTTCATTCTCACTGTCAAAGTAAGCATCAATCCAGCTGTCCAACTCCGAAGCCAAGCTTTTTACTTGAGCGTTATTTCGTCCGTACAACAGATTTCTGGCTCTCCAAGCAATATCTTTGGCTGCGCGAAAGGGTGCCCAAGACATGTCGCCCTTCATTGGGTCGAACTTTTCCAAATCACGGTAGTGAAAGCCCATTTCGTTTCCTTGTGCTCGTACGTTTAGTTGCAATTTTAAATTGCCACCCAGTTCACGTGAGAAAAACTTGCCACTTACTCCGTATGAATGGAGATGACCGCCCCAAAACACTCCCCACAACCAACTCCGCCCGCCGAGCGCAGCCCCATGGCTGTCATCGGTGTAATCCTGGCCCAGGGCGCAATTCGCCTTCTGGACCGCCAAAAACGCGAAGCTCAACTTGCTAACCGTACCGAAGAGAGCGTTCATACAGGTGTTTTGACTACCAAGGACAACACCCATGAATGACTCACTTGTTGCACGCGTTGCAGCCCTTAAAACCTCGCCCACACCAGACCTCAAGCAAATGTGGCGGGAAATGTTTCTCACTGAACCCCCTCCCTTTAACCGGCGATTCCTTGAAACACGTCTGGCCTACCGCATTCAGGAGCTGGCCCTTGGCGGCCTGAGGCGCGAGACCATAAAGCGCCTAGAGAAGTTGGGCGAGCAGCTCGACGGAGGCAAACCGGATGTGCGCCGCCGCCGGATTGACGGCAGGCCCCTTGCAGGAACTCGCCTGATAAGGGAATGGGACGGCCAGCGCCACGAAGTAGTGGTGCACGTCGACGACTTTGAATACGCAGGCCAGCGCTACAAGTCAATTTCGCGCATCGCCATGGTGATCACCGGCACCAACCGAAACGGTTGGACGTTCTTTGGCATGTCTACCGGAAGGAGCATTTGATGA